GTACGACAAAGCCACTGAGGCAGTTTGCAAAGACTGGCTCATGAGCGAAATGCGACGCCGCAATATGCGTCGGAAAGACATGGCTAAGATTCTTCCTTGGGCCCTCAAGTTTTGCTTTGTACCCACTACGCATGAGTTGCAAGCTCGCGTCTGGTCATTAACTGACCAGTATCAGGGTCTTCGGCAACTTGAGACGCAACCTCTGCAACGTAGGCAAACATGGTACGAGTTCTTCTCCCGACAGCGTGTCGTTGAAGAACGCCCCATTGTTGCTTGAGGTGGCTTGCGTGTGGTATTCTCTAAACCCGGTGTTGTCTCAGTTGCACCGGGTGTGAAAGAGTTAGTGGTTACCAGATACGCAAGTAGGAAGAAACTGAGGCCAAAACGTTGTTATCGTTATGACCACCTGGGAACATCACAAGTTATCAGGCCATTTGCAAACGATATCAACACACTGGAACGTGCGGTCAAAGAACGCTTGTTGTTTGTGTCCGATGGAAAAGGTGGGTTTAGGGCCCCACCCAGACCAAAAGACAAAGCGTTCACTGCAGGGTGCGATTGGATAATCAATTCATTCAAGTGCGCTGGGAAGGTTGTCGCGCCATTAACTAAGGAAGTATTTCTTAGGGCTTATGGTGGCCACAAACGCCGAGTGTACGAGAATGCTTTTGATTCGCTAGAGAAGGTGAGTCTCAATTGCAACGACTATATTTCAAAGGTGTTCGTGAAATTTGAGAAAACTAATTTCACCAAGAAAAAGGACCCTGTCCCGCGGGCCATTAACCCGAGGAACCCACGTTACCATGTGACAGTAGCTCTATATTTAAAACGTATAGAGAAAGAAGTTTTCAAGCATCTCGACAACCTCTGGAGTCGCCCTTTCGGAGGTGTGAAGAGAACAGTGATGAAAGGCCTTAACGCTTTAGAGCGGGCCTCGGTGATACGAGACAAGTGGAGGAGATTCACCAACCCTGTTGCGATAGGCGTTGACGCTAGTCGGTTCGACCAGCATGTCAGCGTCGATGCATTGGAGTTTGAACATATGGTTTACAAAACATATTATCGAGGTCAAAACCTC